GTTAAACTTGAACCGGACTGGGAAGCGGAGGCTTGGTGTGCTGATGTTGATGTAGACTTCATCGCTATCCGAGTACCAGAAAAGGTATGGTCTGTGTTGGGCGTGTCGTCCGCGCAAGTGCGTAACCTCCGTGGTTGTGTACCGATAACTTGCTATGGAGCGAGCAGTTCTGATGCTTTCCTGGCATCATCTGGAATGGCCACGTATGTTAAGGGATTGACCATCCGCCACGACAGTTCAACTGTTGCTGGATGGAGTGGATCTCCTCTGTACTATAAAGGCGCGATCATTGGATTGCACCGTGGCTTCCATGTTGTAGGTGAGAGTAATAACGCGACTATAATGGAAACTTTGCTGAGCACCGCTGAATCTCCTATGGAGGATGGTGGTATTCGTGAAATCGACGTTGTGGAAGCTGAATTCAGATCTGACTTTGTGGATTATGAAATCGGTGGGAGAGGAACTATATCTGTGGGAGAGTCCGAGTTTGTTCGTAAGAAGAGCACTTGGGTTCCCAATGGACCTCGATGGGCTGACTTAGCCGAGGAGGAGGATGCCGAGTACTTTGATTCAATGGAAACTGTCTTTGACGAAGTGCCTTTAAACGGATTGCAGGCGGTGAGCGAGTGCTCGCCGCCGTATACCGGATTGGAGGGTACAGTTGGGCAGATCCCGTGCGAATCTCTAGTACCGGAATGCCCCTCTTTGTTGTTGGGCGATCGGGTGTGCGTTTTAGAGAAACTGGTCGAACAGCTGACTCTGAGCACCTCACGGCTGCTCGAGATAGCTTCCCAGAACTCGGAGATTTTAGCTGGCCTGAACGCGGAGCGAACGCGGAATTCGATTCACTCTTATTCCAAGCCGCTCGATTTAGAGAAACAGCCAAGCCCGCCACCCTCAACGAGTGTTGTGATAGGCTCTGTGCCCGTTACCCTCGGACCAAACCCCGTCTTGAACTTAGGGGAGACACCTGGGATAAAGAAGAAATTGCGAAGACGACGCAAACGCTCTGTGAGCAAAGCGTCAACAAGCAGTCTTCCCCAGGGGTCCCTCTCGCAGAAATAGATGTCACTAATGCCAGCGTTATGTCAAAGTGCCAATCATTAATAAATGTGGCAGTGGCAGAGCGTCTGGCCAAATTGAGCCAGATGGATCTAAGCTCCCCCCCGAATGTTGTTGACCTTGTGAAGTCAGGCTACTGTGATCCTGTTAGACTATTTGTTAAGCAGGAACCCCACACGGTGGCCAAGATATCCCAGAGGCGCTTTCGACTAATCTCAAGCGTCTCCTTAGTGGACCAACTTGTGGAGAGGATTCTATTTGGTTACCAGAACAATCTGGAGATCGCTAGCTGGCGGACCTGCCCTTCCAAACCTGGTATGGGCTTGAGTCTTGCTGAACAGGCCAAGTCGATCTGGGAAGATTTAGCCTACAAGCATTCTTTACGGGATGCGTGTGAGGCTGATATCTCAGGTTTTGACTGGTCTGTACAGAGCTGGGAACTTGAGGCCGATGTTGAAATGAGAATTAAACTTGGTTCGTTTCCTCCTCTTGTAGCAAATGCTGCGCGGGCGAGATTCTATTGTTTGGCGAATAGCGTGTTCCAGTTATCTGATGGAACCATGATCGCCCAGGGGCGTCCCGGTCTTATGAAATCCGGTAGTTATTGCACTTCGAGTTCTAATTCTAGAATTCGGTGCTTGATGGCTGAATTGATTGGAGCCCCTTGGTGTGTTGCTATGGGCGATGATTCTGTTGAAGGATTTGTTGATAACGCCCGGGAGAAGTATGAAGCCCTAGGCCATTCTTGTAAGGACTATGTTCCGTGCGCCACAAATGCTGACGGAAGTTTACAATCTGTGAATTTCTGTTCCCATTTGATAGCTGCCAGAACTTATTATTTGACCTCGTGGCCTCGAACCCTGGTGAAGTACTTGTCCTCGCCCAACCCCCAGTATGCTGATCTGGAGGTGGAATTAATGAGGAATCCTGTTTGGCCCAGGATTTCAAAATACTTACGTCGGGTGGGCTTAGCTCCCGACAAAATAAATGGCCAGAAGACCCAGACGGAGAACGATTGCTCCTCGCCCGCAACCTATGGTTGCCGCGAGTGAGCGAGTTATTGTGAGATCTACGGCGCTTCCCCCGAGGCGCCGTAGGCGAAGGTCGCGGAAGAGTCGGAGTGGCAATAGTGGCTTGGTAGTCGCTTATGCCCCGAATCCTCCGGTTGCGGGGGGGTATATGGTTGGTAGGCCCATTCCCGATATGTACACTAGAGATGGTGTGGTGTGTATTAAGAATACAGAGTATTCTCTGTCGTTCAGCACTTCTGCCGCCTTTGGCGGTAGTGTGGTTAATGTTGTTCCACACTCATTTCCTTGGTTGAATGGTATCGCTCAGAATTATTCTAAGTTTAGATGGAAATCATTTAGATTCATATATATACCGGCGTGTTCCACTACTACTTCTGGAACGGTATCTATGATGTACCAGTATGATATACCTGATTCAAGTCCGACGTCTGTTCAACAGATGTCGATGTCGAACGGATTTGTAACGACTCCTGTTTGGAATGGATCACAAGGTTGTTCTATGCTGGCGAATATAAATTCTCCTGTCGTACCAGGTGCTGTCGTCGCTGAGATGGATCTCAGTCGGCTTGACAAACCCTGGTACCAATACATCACTGGTGCCGATTTCATTGCTTTAACGGCTGTGGCTCTCACCGGACCTGCTGTTGGTAATTCTTACAGTCCTGGTAATATCTTTATCGCTACTGAGAATGGCCCGGCGGCTCCTGCGAATGCCGGAATTTTATATGCTCAATATGATTGTGAGCTGATTGAGCCCATCACCAATACTTTGAATTACTAGAGCTCGCTAGTATAAATTGAGCTGTGTTAAAGTTAGCACTCAAGTAACTCCTGGAGTCGGA